CCTTGCTTTTTTCATTCTCATTGCTTCATCTGTGGATATGCCGATCCATTGTTCGACGATTGTTCCTTTCTTAACTCGGTGTCGTGGTTTGATGCCGAGCAACTCCCTCATCTTTTTTTGAATGGGGATAACTTTATAATCATGTGTGCACTGCCTGTACAGCATTCCAACTTTTCCGCCAGGTCGTGCCGCGAATAATGGTGGATTCGGAACTCTTCCTGCGAAAGACTTCCATTCCTCATTTCCTCCTTTAATGGGGTTGGCCGCACGAATAAGATCCTCTCTTAAATTACTTCTTTCTACCGTGTAAATTGGGCAAATCGTAATGGCTTTCTTGAGATACTCCACGTGCTCATAGACGAACGATGGTTCCCATCCAGTATCAGCGAATATCATGCAGTCCGGCTTGTGTTTTGTCAGTCCTTCCTGGGCCATGAGTGCGAGACAGGAAGACTGAACCCCTGCCCCGAGCGATAGTACACGCATTGTGGGCTCTTTTTCATTTCCTTCCTCGTCCTTGTAGACTGGCTCATGAGTTGCCGCAACCGCCGCCATGTTGTTGAGCTTCTTGCGGTCAACCTTGTGAGACATCTCTTCCAAAAGTTTTCTTCTCTCATACTCCATCTGCTCCTGATTTATCGCAAATCCTGGTTTAGTGGGGCTATTAGTGTAGCCTTTCCTCTTTTTTCCCTGTTCTCTGTAGCCTACTTTTCTATTCATTATTTCTTCCTATATTATATACTACTTTATGGCTTAAATCAATCATTTTGCGTGACCCCAGCTTTGGTCAACTTTATACTCTACTTTGGAAGGAACTTCAAGCGCTACGCAGGTCTCCATGATTTCCTTGATTTTTTCTCCCTCTTTTCTATCCTTGACACTGCAGTTAAGTTCATCATGAACCTGTATGAGAGGGACAATCCCTAATTCCTCATGTACATCAACCATGGCTTTCTTGGTTTGGTCTGCCGCGGAACCTTGAATCAGTCTGTTAAGGGCTTTATAGGTTCCGGCCCTTTTTACTGTGGTGTACTCTGCTTCTGCTTGTTTTAATGGTAGAGCTTTATGAAATTCCCTGGTGAACCATGAAGGTTCATAGAGATCAAATCTACATTTTCTACCTAATAGTGTTCTGATGGTGCCCACGGCACTGGCCCTGTTCATCACGTCTTCCAGCATTCCCTGCATGAAAGGAACCTTGATTCTAAATTCTTTTAAAATATTCTTTGCTTCCAGTGGTGTGATGTCCAAATCAACGGCCATCTTCTTGTATCCCATTCCGTACATAACTCCCAGACCTATGGTCTTCGCCAGTTTTCTTGGTATGTCTGCCATGTCAGCTGTCTGTTGATGAAAGTCCAAGTCTTTTTCTTTGTAGGCTTGTTGAACTTCATGTGCTCCGTCGTTCTTATTAAGAACAGCAAAATGCGTAAGGAGCCTAGGTTCCTGCTGGGAATAGTCGGCTGAAAGCCATTCCTCTCCTTCTTCTGGTATGAAAATCTTTCTTATTTCTACACCCATTTCTCCTCTTATAGGAATCTGTTGCAGATTAGGACAATACATGGAAAATCTTCCTGTGACTGTTCCTCCTGTATCACTCCTTATCTGGTTTATATGGGCATGTATTCTGTCATTGTGTATGTATTTTGCGATTCCATCTATGAATGTTCCTTGCAACTTATTAAATACTCTTGCTTTTGTAATGAGTCGTGGAAGCTCATGTTCATGGGTTTCCAGGAATGTTTGAGTAAAGCTGGGAGCGTGTGTCTTCTCCGTCATAGGATATTCCAGGTTAAGTGTGTCAAACGCCTTCGCAACTGACCTAGCTGACCACAGATCCACATAAAATCCTGTTAGATCTTTCACTCTCTTTAAAATTTTTTTCTCTTTGTTTTTAAGTTTGCTCTTTAAAGAAAAGGCCTTTGTCATATCGACTCTTACGCCTTTCCTGGTCATATTGAATATGACATTAATAAGTCGGCATTCTACGTCGTAGATACCTTGAAGAGAGTCCTTTTCTATTTCAATCTTTAATCTTTCATGCAATTGTAAAGTTAGCCTTGCATCTGCTTCAGCATATTCCCCCACAAATTGTGCATTCATTTTGTACATTTCACTCTTAGGATCCAACCCCAGTTCCGCCGCAGCTTTCTTAAGGGTAGCTTCGTTTTTATATTCTCCTAGATATTGAGATGCTATGCTGTTTAATGCATAAGAAAATCTATTCTCATCAATGAGGGCTGCCGCAATCATTGTATCATGTATGTATCCTTTCACTTCTATTCCTATTCTCCACAGCCACCCAATGTCATACTGCGCATTATGAAACACTTTGTCTATTGAATCGTCTTCACATACAGATTTAATGTATTTTAGGACAGCTTTCTTGTCCATATTTCCACCACCGTCATGATCAATAGGATAATAAGCACTGAATTGACCGTCAGATATGGCAATGCCTATGACTTTGCCTATTCCTCTAGGCCAACCTGGACCCATTTTCTTCAGATCCGTATCACATGTTTCCAAGTCAATAGCCACTACAGGATGACCCTTCATGGATGGAAATTCAGTGGGGTGAACCCACTCTGATTTTATGGTATTAGCGAATATGAATTCATTTTGTTTCATTTTTTTCCTCATTAAGTTTTTTGATGTGTTCCCACGTTTCTCTTCCTCTTCTCGTTCCTTCATCGTCCGGATACTGATCCTCTAGGAGCAGTTCGGCATAGTGGATAACTTTTTCTATGTCCTGCTTTCCACCCTTTATGCTGTGCCTGGTGATGTATTTGACGATGTTTCCTTCATACCAGCCAAGCTTGTTCCTGACTATGTAATGACTCGGTTGTATGGCCATTTTCTTATAGTGATCCCCACCTACCTGTTTCTTGTGGGCGCTCATATTTCAAATCCTCCGTAACTTTGTGAATCCACGATGTGCAGCTGTTTTTTTGCACGCGTGACTGCCACATAAAAAGCCCTATTGGTATCATCAGGGTTAATCGCCATCTCCTCTTGGTTGGCAGGTGACAGATCTGTTAAAAGCATGACATTATCACACTCACCACCCTTCGCCATGTGAATGGTGCTCAGGCTTATGTTCGGCTCGGTTGATAAAGTTGGGTTAATTTTCTCCAAGGACTTTATATAATTGATGTTCCTGGATCCTATTTTTTCAAATACTTCATCCCAGTGCTCACTTGAAGTGCATAAACCATGGTTCATGACTAATTGTTCCAGGTCATAAGTTTCATCTTCATTCAATGATTTCAATCCTTTATAGCCGTGTGCCACCCCAGTCTTGGTCGGAAGGTAGCTGTAAATATATCCTACGTCCTTGTATGAAAGGTTTTCACCTTTTTGTAATTTTTTCCATGCATCCACCGCTGATAAAATTTCTTTTTCTACCGGAAGCTTGTTTTTTATTTTGTAAGGCAGTCCCTTGTACTGTAAATCTTCTTCAATTTCCTTCAACATGTAACCACAGGTTGCAAGAACCAGCCATTTACCACTGCTCAGATCAACTGAATCAGCGAATGAATGCAGCTCCACAATTCCTTTTTCTTTTCTTGGATGCCATATCTTTTCTCTTCTGTTGCCAATGCGACTCACTATTGAAGCTGCAACTTCATGCACGGCTTGCGGGCATCTGTATGAGTACTCCAACGTGGTGACTTTTCCTTTAAGATTGATAAAATATTCTATGTCCGCTCCGGCCCACCTGTATATCGCCTGGTCGTCATCGCCGCTGATATAAACCCTCTTTGCATTTTTCCATATTTTTTCACACATGCTCCATTGCAATCTGGTAAGATCCTGTGCTTCATCTATGAAGACCACCTCTAATTTAGGTGTGGGCCCAAATTTTACCCATTGGGTGAGCATGTCTGTGAAGTCATATTTGTTGTTTTTGTGTTTGAATTCTTCCAATGACTTGGATACCTTGAGTAAATCATATAGGTCAAAATTGAAATAAGAGGCGTTGTAATATTCATCCAGCTCCATGCATTTAGTTCTAGCTTTATTTATCTCCCTGATAAATTTATTGTCAGTGTGGATGATTCCTGTGTCTTCCCAGTCTTGTGTTACATATTCCAGATCAATTCCATACAGGTCAGCCATCTTTCTGTAATCCGCTACCCTCATTACTTCAGAATTATTCATTCCTAGTTGCCGTTTTCCAAACGCATGAAGAGTGCTGAAATAAGGAAGGTCATCCTCGGTTAAATTAAATTTTTCCTGCGCCCGTTTAGATGCTTCATTTGCTGCCTTTGTAGTGAATGTGACGAATGCTATCTCTCCTGGATCCGCAGTTTTTTCCTTTAGTTCCCGGTCCATGATCCTCAGCAGGTTCTCCGTCTTCCCCGTGCCGGGTGGTCCTAGTATGATGTTAATTTTTTCCATTCATCTCCTCATATATTTCCAGTATTCGTTTACAATCGTCAGGAGTAACACCACTTTTTCTACTATTAAATTCCCATGAGCAAAAAACAATATTATTTTTATCATAGGGTTTTCTAGGGTCTACACGATCAATTGATATATTAGTAGGATAAGGAGTACGTTTTTTTCTAGGCAGATCTTTATTATCCTTAAAGCTTCGTATAGTGGTAAGTTTAGATCCAGTATAACGACAACATGGTCCATATTTAGTTAAATGTTGCTCCCATAATTCATAAAATTCTTCCTTGGTAATATTTATTTCTCGTTTTATCTTACGTGTCTTATATATTTTTTCTGATCTCTGTCTTATTCCATGCCACATTTCATTTAAAAAACCTTTAAAGGTGTTTTGATATTTTATTCTCCATCCTTCTGGATAACTAGAATACATTAAACTCCTCCTTCGGTTTTACTTCATGTTCGTCTTCCTGCTTTTCAAAAGACGGAATGCCCCATACATTCACGCCCCTTCCTTTTATCTTGAAAAACTTCTGCGCTTTTTCTACATTCCACCCTGGAATGACGTCCTGCAACGCCGCTATGATCTGTCCGCTGTTTCCATAGTGATTGAACCTGTTCCTTATAAGATGTGCGTGCAAGTCCTTGAGCCTGAAGTACGTCGTGCCATAATCCGGCATTTCAGGATCGTCCTGCGTCCACGGTCTGCGCTGCCTGATTTCTTCCTTAGTTCTGGCCTGCGCCCTTTCAGTGCAAAACTCCTGGAGGTGAGCTAAAAACTGTCCGGACACAGATCCATCACTCGATACTGGCGTAATCTGGGCTTTTTTCATTTTAGCGTCGATTTGTTGTTGCCAGTCCGAATTCT